ATTGGGCATATAGCAATAGTACACTAAAATTTAATCTTTAAATGGTATTAATTTTCTTCTTATAAATACTAAGTTAATAAAAAATCCAGAAAAAGCACTTAATATATTAGAAACATAATCTAAAGTATACTCTTGAAATGGGTTTAAAAATAAAGTTAAAAATAAACAAATCCAAAAACTACTACATTCATGACAAAGCAATGGCTTTCTGATATAAGGTATTCTAGCTACAAAATTTCTAAAAGGTCTGGAAGCTTCTGTATCAGACCAAGCGTAACTTACTCCAAGACAAACAAACAAGTATAGTAAAAATATCATTTACAAAAAGTAAACATGAATAGAGTCTTCTTTTTCTATAGCCGAAAAACTCCTAAAAACTTTTCCAGATGTTACTCTCCATAAATTAGCCCAATCTTCTTCACTTTTACCAATTTTTATAATTTTACCGCTTAATATTTTTTCTGAATGCAAGGAGCTTGCTAAAGTTATGTCTTTAATTAAATCTGGTCTATGATCTACATATTTATCAAAAATTGATTCATTTCCTGCAACTATTTTTTCGTTAAAAAATTTAGTAACCCTTCCTCTACATGAGCAATTTGGATTCTCTCTAAAAGTCGTTAGGTCCGCTAAAATTTCTGGAAAATCGCGTTTAAGCTCTTCAAATGCGTCTTTATTTTGAAGAATTATATTAATTATATTAGCTAGGTTATTTTTATCAATTTTCATATATTATATTATATATGAATATCAATATATTTCTATTATTTTTTAAGAATTTATATATCCTTGAAAATTCAAATCAAACTTGCCATATTCATTAACTGAGAAATTATAATTTTTATTAGAGTAAATCATTTTATTTAAATTAAAACTTTTAACAATTGCAGAATTATTAATATTTTTAAAATTAACCTGTAAGTCTTTGGTCTGCAAATTAGAAAAGAAACTATAAGGAGAAGAAATAGATTCATCGCTTATTTCAAAATTAAATCTACAAGAAACCTCTATAGGATATTCGCTAGTTACCGCAGAAGGTACATAATTACCAATTGTATATATTGGTAACTTTTTACAAGAATAAGAGATTCCACAATTGCTTACTCTGTTTAAATTTGTTTCAGCCAAGTTAAAATCAATATAACAATAATTAATAGGCGAAATTTCATAATTAATAGCAGAATTATTAGTATTTATACCAGTCAGATAGCTTAATTCTCCCAATACTCTGCCTTGAACAGACACTTCTACTGGTCTATCAAGTTGAGCGTCTATAGAATAACTATCTATAAAACCACTAGAAAAATACAAATATTTGTCACCATATTCAATTTTTCCTGTAAAAAAAGAATTACCAGTATAATCAATAAATGGCTCTGAAGTTCCAGGTATATAATTTAAATTAAAATTAGCAATAATTGGTTGATTTATTATATAATTCATACCAGTATTAGATATAGCAAATGAAGGAGTTATATTCGTATCATAATTTAAGCTTAAACTTTGTATACCAGATATAAAAGTATTATTTAGGTAAAATTTTTGATTTTGAATCTGAGAAACATTAAACATTAAATATAATTACACCCTTTTTAAGTGTAAATTTATAGAGGTTAAAGGTATATGGCAAGCGTTTACGACACAGTATATGGTTGGGCTGTAGGTACTACTTATAGTAAGTACAATATTGTATCTGGATCTAATAGCAAATATTATTATTCTTTAATAGATAATAATCTTGGAAACAATCCAACTACAATTGCTTATTTACAATCTGGATGGGATGGTTATAAATTATTTAATTCTAGTTATATACCAAACTTTTTCTGGCAACCATCTTATCAATCAAGTGCAAAAATTGAACCAAGAGTTAAAAAAATTCAATTTGGAAACGGATACCAACAAAGAATACCAGACGGTATAAATTTTGAACTTAAAAATTTAACTTTAACTTTTGAAAATAGATCAGAAACAGAAACAGTTTCAATTTTACATTTCTTAGAACAAAGAGGCGGACAACAATCTTTCGCTTATAATGTTCCAACTATTTATGCAAAACCTTCTGGAGTTAGTAAATTTATTGCACCCAACTGGGAAACTAATTATAATTTTTACAACAATTATAGTATTAAAACAGTATTTGAAGAAGTCCCAAATTAAAATAATATGCCAACCTCTTTAGAAGTTTACAATCAAATAGTAAGTGGATATAAATCCATAAATACAGAAACAAATAAATTAGAACCATCTGTACCAGTAGTTTTTTATGAAATAGATTTAACTCAAATTTATCCACAGATTAGAAATACCACTACGTTAACAAATCAACCATTACAAAACGGTATTTTAAGAATATATAATGATTACAATTTATACAATTTATCAAGCCAACCGTATGGTACAATAACTTGGAAAAATAATCAGTATTTTCCAATGCCTGTACATGCAGACGGATTTGAAATGAATAGTGCTGGAACTCTTCCAACTCCAAGAATTTTTATTGCAAATAGTAGTCCAGATACTTCAACAAATTCTTTTTATAAATATATAAGATTACAAATTCAATCTTTAGGAGATATTGTTGGCGCAAAATTTACAAGAATTAAAACTTTTTTAAAATATTTAAATGGTGTTAATTTTTCTGGAGGATTTAATCCATATACAGATGATCCATCTATATCTGAAATTGAGTTACCAAAAGACATTTACTATATTGATCGAAAATCTCAAGAAGATAATTTAATTTTAGAATATTCTTTAGGTTCTATTCTAGATGTTGAAGGAGTATTTTTACCTTCAAGAACAATTTTTTCTAATAAATGTCCATTTGAGTATAGAGGCGAAGGATGTTTGTATGAATATGATAGTAGAAGATCTATAGTCCATAGCGGAGTTTATGGAGGAATTGTCAACTCGAGTGGAGTTAATATAAGATTACTACAAACTGCACCACCAGTTGCAACAGAAAATGATCAGCTTTTCTTGGGATCATCTGGTTCAGTTTTTGTTACTGGAGTTAATACTTATGCTGTAAATAGAATTACTGGCGGAGCTGGTGATTTAGGAGCATGGAATACTGGACAAAGTTATACAAGTGGAGATTTTATATATTTACAAAATACAAGTAAATTAAATTATTATTTTGTATGTATTAATAATCATACGTCTTCTTTAGAAAATTCTCCACCAAATACAACATTTTGGTTAGCAGATTCTTGTTCTAAAAGTATTTCTTCATGCAGACTAAGATGGTTAAAAAATCCAGCTTTTAGACCTGTTATTTGGCCAACGGATAGAGGTGGTTGGGATTTAAATTATTATAAATTAGCTGATAGAATGCTTAGAACAGCAATAGAAGCAACTAGTCAGTTAAGTCCACCAGCTTTTGTTGATACAGGTATAAATTCTCCATTTCCAAGAAGACCAGCATGTTGGAATCCAAACTCTGATATTTCGCATGGAATACCAAAAGATTATTTAGGAAATTATTTAAATGGATTTCTTCCATTTGGAGGTTTTCCAGGAACAGATCAACCAAACAATCAATAATGAATACTAAAATTAAAAATAAAATAAGAAATCATGCGATAGAAGAATCTCCGCAGGAATGTTGTGGTTTTGTTATTGAACATAATGGGATTATAGACGTTTTGAAATGTAAAAATATATCTAAAGACCCAATTAATAATTTTAAAATATCTGCTCTAGAATTTTTAAAAATAAAAAATTCATACAATCCACTTTATATTTATCACAGTCATTTAGATGAAGAAAACTTCTCGATGATGGATAAAAATTGCGCAGAAGAATCATCTATAGATTTAATACTTTATATATTAAAAAGCGATACTTTCAAGTATTACAGTTCTAATAATTCAGAAAGTTTAAAATATATTGGAAGAAATATTAATTTTCAACAAACAAATTGTTTTGATTTAGTAAAATTATACTATAAAAATGAATTTAATGTAGATTTAAAATTTCCAGAAAATTTTATAAATGACCATATGCTAAAAGTAAATCAAGAAAATCTTGATCTAGTATTAGAATATGCAAAAATAAATAATCTAGAATTAGATTATACTGATGAATTCATAAACCACGATATATTACTATTTAATAGTGATGGTTATTTTCATTTAGCTATTTATTTAGGAAATGACAAGATTTTAGAACAACCTAGAAATGGGTTTTCAAAAATAACAAATTACTGTAATTACTATAAGAGAAATAAAATAGCTAGACTAAGGAGATCAAAAAATGGTAACAGTTAATTTACACGGTAGATTAGGGGAAGAGATAGGAGAAACATGGCATTTAAATGTTACTTCTGTATCAGAAGCTATGAGAGCAATAGAAGCAAATACTAGAACTTTTAGAAAGTGGCTACTAGATAACTCTAAAACAAAAGGTTATTCTTCATACGCAATACTTATAAACAATAAACCAGTAGAAATTAAAAATCAAGAAAATATAAATGAATTTAAAAATTCAGAAGTATTTATGGAATATGGAGAAAAACTTCAAACAATAGATCTTATACCAGAAGTAATGGGATCTCGTAGCGCTATAATGTTTGTTGTTGCAACAGTTTTAATTATTACAGCAATTTTTGTTCCACCATTAGCTCCAGTTTTAATATTAGGCGCAATTGGATTAATAGCTGCTGGTGTTACTAGTTTATTAAGTAAACCACCACCACTTATTCCATATAATGCGCAACAAGCAGATCCTATAAGCACTTCTGCAGGAGAAGTTGGAGGCCCAAGTTCTTATCTTTTTAATGGCCCAGTAAATACAGTTGGTGAAGGAGGACCAGTCCCAGTAGGATATGGTACTTTATTAATTGGATCAAATAATGTATTTGCATCTTATGATGTTCAATATAAAACATCTAGAAGAGGAATTACTGCTGCTGGAAATACAGTATCTTCTGGATCTTATACATATTTATTTGATTCTAATTGTAGATTAATGGGTCAAAAACCAACAATAAACGAAATAAATTTCTAATATGGCAGGAGCAACAAATCTTAGCGCAGAAGGACTAGAATACCTTTGGTATCCAGGAACCATAGGATTAACTTTTGCTGGAATGACTTTCCCAGAAAGTGAATGCATAGATAGCGCTCCAGGAGTTAGTTCACTTAGTTTTAGTGGTTATGATCCTATGGGAGCTTTTGATTTTTATTTTAATAATGGAATAAGTGGATATAAAACTTACTCTAGTCAAATTATGACATTTGATGGCTTAAGTAATCTTTGGCAATTTAATTCTGCTGTTGATTCTGTAGTAAATATTAGTTATCTTCGAGGTGCCCCAAATTTCAATAGCTTATATTCAATTGTTTATGGCGGAAGCGCTTTTGATCCAGTAAATTACGGTAAAACTACTTTAATAAGTGGTACGACTGGAAATGTTGCAATAACTAGCATAAATAAAATAGGAGTATTAGATTTAATTTGCGAAGGGCCAATAGAAGGTTTTGTAACAGGAACTTATTTTTATAGTTATTCTGGAAAAAATACTGGAGATATTGGATATACTTCATATTCTTTTATTCCATTTAATAGTTCTGGTTTTTATGGCGGATCAGAAGATGGAAATCAATATCTTGAAACTCCACCAGAATCTCGTTCAATTTTTTGGAATGATATTCCAATTGTTCAAAAGAATGGAGCGTATAATTTTAAATCAGTAAACTATAAATATACTATAGGTGATCCTAATTTGCATACTCAAATGAGTCCCACAATAAATTTATTTGAAGATAGATATAGCTATTTTGGAAATCAAATAGATAAATTTAAATATCCTCTTGTAACTTCAAGAACAAAATCAATAAATGAAAGACTTTTTGGATCAATTATAACTACTGGTATTACTGACGTTGGATTTCCTAAATCTTATAATGTATATAATACAGATGTTTCTGCTATAAAATTAAATTTTAAAATTAATGGATTAAGTGAAACGATTGTTTCAGTTGGATCTGGAAATCAAGGGGATGTTTATAAACAAACTCTTAAAATTAATTTTTTGTTATTTAGACTTTTTAGAGATGGTAGTACCGCATTAATAGATGCTTCTCAATTTTATCCATATAAAAGTCAATATTATTTTAACCATAGTATTTTACTTAGAGGAAAAGTAAGCAGCCCAATGTTAAGTTCTTATCAATATTGTTTTCGACCATTTGCAGAAAATTTTCCAGCTTTTCAAATCATGCAAAATCAAATTGGATGGTCGGTTACAGTAACTAAAATAACTCAAGAAGGTTTACCTCCAGGAGTGACAAACTCTTGTTCAGTTGATAGCATAACAGAAATTTATAGTGATAGATTTGTTTATCCTAATGTTGCAATGGTTTACAATGAATTTGATGCTAGATATTTTAATAGCGTTCCAACAAGAAGTTATAAAATGAGACTTTTAAAAGTTAAAATCCCAAATAATTATGATCCAATTACAAGAAGTTATAACGGTTATTGGGATGGTACATTTAAATTAGCATGGACAGATAATCCTGCCTGGTGTTATTATGATTTAATTACCAATAATAGATATGGGTTAGGTAAGTATATTGATTCATCCTTAGTTGATAAATGGAATCTTTATGAAATTGCACAATACTGCGATCAATTAGTTCCAGATGGTAATGGTGGTTTAGAACCAAGATTTACTTGTAATTTAATGATTTCAGCAAAAGATGAAGCTTATAAAGTTTTGAATGATATGGCTTCAATATTTCGAGGGATAACTTATTATTCTGCTGGATTAGTTTTTGCAAATCAAGATAGACCCAAAAATATTATTTATTCATTTAATAACGCAAATGTTGTAGATGGTAAATTTACATATTCAGATAGTTCAAGAAGAGTTAGAAAAACCGTAGCAACTATTAGATACAACAATGAAGATGATAATTATAAACCAGCAATAGAATATGTAGAATATAGACCTGGAATATTAAAATATGGAATAAGAGAAATTGCAGTTACTGCATTTGGTTGTACAAGCAAAAACCAAGCAAGAAGATTAGGAAAATGGTATTTGATTACAGAAAATTTAGAAACGGAAACAGTAGTTTTTGATGCAGGATTAGATGCTGGATATCTTATTCCAGGAGATTTAGTTCAAATTTATGATCAAAATAGAAAAAATGTAAATTTTGCTGGAAGAACGAAAGAATTATCTACAGGATCTGCGACTCTTGATTTACCATATAATACTGGAATATTAAATAATTTAACTGGATTTAAGAGTAATTTTGATATTTTCTTCTTAACTCCTACTTACAATTTAAATTACGGAACAGACCTAGGTAATGATTATATAACTGGTTACAATATAACCTCAAGCGGTGCGACAGGATTAAACTCGGATTTCTTTAGAAGAAGCGCTGTTCAAAAAATGACTATACCATTACCAACTCAAAACTATATAACAAGAGGAACTGGAGTTTATTCAGACAATATTAGAATAATATTTCCTTCTGGTTTGAACGGATCAGGATATAGTTTATTGGAAAATGCTGTATGGAATATAGATGTAAATACTAGTGGATATACTGGCATAGATATTATATCGCCAATAAATAATCCTTCTAGTTTAACATATCCAGGCGCATTATATGATGGATATTTAAATGAACCACAAATTTATAGAATTTTAAATATAAAAGAAGATCCAGAAAATAAAACATATAATGTATCAGCTATGCAATATGTACCAGCAAAATATGGAGAAATAGATTTAGACGCGCAATTAATAAATGTACCTAATAAACCTTTACTTCCTGGCGCTCCAAATGTAATTTTAAGCGGTTTATATAGAGATGCAGCTGGTAATTTAACAGGATCAAATAGATTATTGTATCAAGGAGTTCAAACTGCGATTGGAATTAATAGCGTAGCTTATTCTATATCTCCATCTACAAATGGTTCTTATATTAGTCAATATTTAATTTATATGAGAACAGGTACAGCTTTTACTAGTTTAACAAATGATCAAACAGACCTAATAGATATACAACCAGCCAATGTTAATACTGGATTTTATCCAACTGATCTTATTAATGGAAGAGAGTTAGGATTATATCCTCCATATTTTACTCCTCAATATTCTGGAACTTTTTACTTTAAAATTTATGCACAAAATTCATTAAACGAAGCATCAAGTCCAACATTAGGCTCTTTCACTTTAACGAGTCAAGCTCCTTTAGATAGAGTTCAGGCTTCTGGAGTTAACATATTATGAAGCTTTTAGCTAAAAATTTAAATTTAAAATTAACTTGGGAATTATCATCAGCTCTTCCAGCATTATATGCTAATAAATTAATACCAACTAAATATTTTCCAAATTTTAATGTAGATATTTATGATAAAGAAAATAATCTTTTACAAAGTTTTAAAAATATTGATTCAAAAAAAGAAATAGAAAAATATATTGTACCAAACGAAATTTTATATCCATCCAAAGAATCCATAGAAGGCACAAGAATTCAGAAAGATCTTCAATCAGAGAAAAATATTCAAAAAGTTTTAGAAAATTATTTTGAATATCCTTTCCTTTCTAATTATAAAAAATATAAACAAATAAAAAATAAAATAGGATTTTTTGATAATTTAAAATTTGATATTACTTTTAATTCAAAAGAACCATCTTATTTAAATTTTGAAGTCGAATATCCAAAACTTAATACTTTAAAAATAGATTCTATTTTTAATAAAATTTACAGAAGTAATGATTATTATTCAATTAAATTTTTAATAAATACAGAAAATTGGAATGAAAGCCAAGCCTATTCATTATTAATATTCCCTTCTTATAAGGATACGAAATTAAATAAAATTTTAATAGAAAATGTAAGTAGTTTATGGCTTAATTCAATAGATGAATTAAAACTATTAACCGTTCCATTTGTTGAAACTGGATTAGTTGAAAATTTGAACTCTTTAGATCTTAAAATATATGTTTTAAATAAAATTCAATTAGACTTATATAAATTCCTTGGTGATTTTGAATTTCCAGAAGATATAGAAAACTTTTTTTCAAGTACTTATTCTGACCAAATTATAAATGTTTCTTTGGACCAAAATAATAATAAAAATGGATTCTTTCAAGGAAGTTTATATTCATTTAATGATGAAAATTTTAATGCATTATCTTGGCCTAAAAATGAACTATTAATTAATAATTTAAACTATAAAAATTACTTTCCAATTTCTAATTATAACAGTAAAGATACTATTTTAATAGAAGAGCAAGCAATTATTAACAATGTATTATCTATATTCAATTCTCAAGATATGGAATCAAATCAAATAGGATTATATTATAATAATATATATGAGTCCTGTGCTCAAGATATACCATTCTTTAATTTTTTAAATTTAAATAGCCTAGAAATCGTTGAAGTCAGAAACTTAAATGGTAATATTCAGATATTTTTAGAAGCAACAACTAATATAGAAAATATAGAAAACATATATATAGAAAGTTCTTCTAATTTAATATTACAAAATAAATACTTAAAAAATATAAATGGTAAAGCTTATACGGCTATATTATTTTTATACGAATATTCAAAATTAGAAGTAATAAATAAATCTTTACAAGATAACTTACAAGTAGATCAAATAATTTATAAAAAAGTGCCAATTAGTTTTTCTTGGAAAATTATAAATTAATTTTTCATTGTATACTTGCTACTACTTAACATTCCGCCTGGTCTTTGCTCGGTATTTAGAACTTTAATAACTTCAGATTTAATTCTATCTGATAATTTTCTATTTTTCTCTAATTCATCTCTTCGGTCTTGATCAGTTGTAATTTTATCGTTTGATTGACTATTTGCGGTACTAGTTTCAACAGATGAACTCTTATCTATATTTACTGTTATATTAATATTATTAGTATTTGATACAGAAGATTGAGTTTCTGATTGATTTAATCCTGCATTTTGATTTCCTACCGATCCTCCATCTGCAAATTTATTTATTCTTCCAGAATTTAATGAATCAAAAAATCCTTTACCATACCTATTAACCGTATCTTTATTAACGACATATTCTCCATCCATTAATAATGCTGGCACATTATCTTTATATGGAGAACCACCTTTAGCATACCCTTTTCTAATAGTTGGAACAGTTCCTCTTAATCCATAATTATTTGCTTGAACTGGTGGGCCGAATTTCATGCTTCCAGCAGAATAATCTCCACCTCTCCAATTTGCCCATCCTTTGTTAGATGTTCCTCCAAAAGCTTCTGATAAAACTTGTTTAATCGCTGGAACACCATATTGACTAAGTGCACCACCACCCACAGTCATTCCTGCTTGTAATAATGAACCCCAGAATAAATTATTTTGTTGTTTATTATAAGCGTCTCTATTTTGTTTATTTAATTGATCTACCCTAGCTTTTTCTTGTCGATTTCTTTCTGCAAGATCTGCAAGATATTGATCATAATTAGAAACTTCATTTTGAAATGTTAATAATCTTTGAACTTTTTCATTTCTTAATTGATTCATTGGATTATTTTCATCTAATATTGCTTGAGGAGATAATCTTGGATCAAAGAAATATGATCCTTCTGTTGGTAATCCATATTTAGTTGCACCAGTAGTATAAAAATCATTTAATAAATCTGAAGAAAATGCTCCGCCAGTATCTGTTCTTTGAGATGAAACATCTGAACCAACCGATGTCATAGCTATTGGCCAATTATTTACTTTTATCCATTCGTTAGGATCTCCTATTTTTGATCCTACTCCAAACCCTCCTCCGTCAGCTTTTTTACCTGTTCTTCCACTATTTAAACTATCTAAGAAATCTTTTCCATATTTTTCTACAGCAGCTTTTTTAACTACATATTCTCCTTTACTTAAATATGCTGGAATATCATCTCTTACTCCTGATCCACCAGTAACATGTCCACCAATTGCATATCCTTTAATAAAACCACCATTTTTTCTTCCTAATGGGCTTTTTAATAGATCACTAATTCCACCTACAGAGCTAAATACGCTATTAAATATAAGATTAGTTGACATTTCTAATGCTAACTGTTGAATTCTTCTTGATATATTTAAAGCCATTGTAGTAAATGCATCACCTACTGTTTGCGTTCCTTCTATAACAGACTGAAATGCATTATTAAATTCTGATTTAATAGTTCTTGCTGTATCAGAAGCTGTATTATTTAAATCTCTCATTACATCTTGAGTTCCATATGCAAATTCATCTTGGAAACTTTGTAATGTATCCATTGGTGTATAATCACCACCTCGGATTGCTTTTTCTCTTGCGGCTGCTCTAGCTTGTTTAAATTCATCGCTAAAAGCTGTACCTTCTCTAAATTTAGCTTCTGCTATTAAACTTTCTACGGTTGCTTCTATTGCAAAATTTAATTTTGTGATATTATCACCTAAAGTTTTTGTTAATTCTGCTTCTTTTTCTTTATATGTATTTAAAGCTTCTTGTCTTAATGATGTATCAGATATAGAAGAACTCATCGCTATTAAACTTTTTTGTGTCATAGCGGCAGAAGTATTTATATCATTAATTGTTGTTTGTAATTGTACAAAAGCCTCATCTGTAAGTTTACCACCATTAGCTACAACGGACGCGCTTGTTTCTTTTAAAGCCTCACCTAATTGTTTTGTATATTTTAATCTTTTCTCTTCGTCAACTGTACCGCCGAAAACTCCAGCCATACCTTGACTGAAGGCGCCACCTACTACTGCATTAGGTCTAAATTGCTTACCAGTTGTTTGTAAGAAGTCTTCTACTAAACTACCAAAATCTGCTTGTTGTAAAAGTTTATTTCCAGTATCCCTTACGTTATTATCTTTGTTAAATAAATCAATTAATCTATCTTCTAATTGTAAAAGATTAAATGCTGTTTTTAATCTTCTCTTTTCTGCAACCGCTAAAGCATCAGATGCATTTGCTAAATTTTTATATATTTTTTCTAATTCTGCACCCTTTGTTCCAATATCTAATGAAGATTTTAAAACATTTGTTATCTGATCTTTTAAATCTTTTCCAGTTTGAGGTAAAATTTCTCCAGAAGAAATTAAATTATCTATAAAAGAACTTAAATTTTTACTAAAATTATCAATCGCAGTTTGACTTCTGGATTCTACTATATTACTTATAGCTCTATTTCTTCGTACTTCAAATGGTTGAGCGCGTCCAGTTGATATTCTTGCTATTTCTTTTTTAAGTTCTTCATCTGATATTGCTAATTTAGAAGCTGGACCTTTTGCTGTAAGTGTTGCAGATGAATTTCTTGCATCGTCTAGAGCTGATTTACTATTAATTAAAATTTCAGTTAATTTGTCAAAACTTGACATTACATCTTTATTTTTTGCAATTAAAGCTCCGAGTGATTCACCACTTCTAGTAGTCAAAACATTAAATTGTTTAAATACTTCACTAAATTTTTCTGCACTTTTAATATTTTCTGGTTTTAAAGTATTTACGGAATCAATAAATTCTCTAATCTGTTTAGTAGAAGTTAATGCTGAAGATGCTTTTCCTAGGGCTTTTTGTAATTCATTCTCTGATCCACTTGCAATAGCATCTACAATAGATTTTCCAATATCTGAATCTGAACTAGCGATTATTCTACTTAAAGCCTCATCTCTTGCTTTTGATGCAGCTTCAAGATTACCTTTTGATTCTCCAGTTCTAATTCCTCTTGCTGTTTCTCTATTTGTTAAGAATGCTTGTACGTCTTCAGAAAATCTTGCTAAATTAGATGTAGCTTGTTCAGTTAATTTTCGGTACTCTTCTGTTTTGTCTTTTAACTGCGCAAAAGCTTTAGTAAGCCCTATTGTTAACCCTATTAGACCTCCTACGGCTGCTCCATATTGGCCAAATATTGCTCCTGTTCCAGCGAAAGTTGCTGTATCGCTTGCTACTGTTGCTCCAAATCTTACCGCTTTATTTTCTGGTGCAAATTGCTCCGCTGTTTGAGCAACGATTGGAACAGCAATACTAGCCAATAATCCTGCATTTTGTAATCTACCTGCCGCTGCAGTTCTTCTTTGAGTTACTCTATCTAATGTCCCTCTGGCTGCTTCTCCATATCTTCCTTCTTGACTAGCTAATCTTTCTAATCTTGCTCGAGCTTTTCCTCCTCCAAAGACTCCAAATGCTCCAGCTGCTTCTTTTTCTAACCCAGATAAATACGTAGCAAATCTTTCGCTAGATGTTGAAACTCTTGTAAATAAACTTTTTACTTTTTGGGTACTTTGAGCTGTTAATTGATATGATTGAGCAATTATTCCAGCTTCTTTTTCTGCTGTAGCGAGATCAATTTCTTGAGCTTTTAATCTCTTAGAAATTTTAGCTAAATCCTTAGCAACCTCACTAGATAATATATTAATATCTTTTACAGACATTCCAGCGACCGCTGTTTGCTCAAATTGAATGTTTTGTCCTGCAAAATTAGGTACAAATCCAAAAGCTGCTCCAGCTTTTCTTGCAGAAGATATTGATGAATATCTTGAAATTCCTTGATTTAATCCTTGTGGTTCATCTTGAGTATTATAAACTCCTAAACCTAATGGATTACTTGACGCCATTAATTTGCCACTTTGACCGACTCTAATCTTTGAGTTTGGTACACCAGCTGAAATTTCTCTAGATACAGCCTGTTCTAGTGCTGAAAAATTAGGTATAAATCCTGAAGCTGCTGTTCTTGGCTTTGGCAATAAAGGCCTAGTAGTAGCATCTCTATATGCTTTATCAATTATCTCTCTAGCTTGTTCAGCTGTTATTGTTCTTTTTGCGTCCGCTCTTAAAACTGGTGGAGAAAATCCAAATTTACTATTAAATGCATTTGTAGGTGGACTTGATTCTTCAAAATCAAAAGGTTTTTGAGCTGTATTTTGGTCAAAAGCTTTTTGTAAAGCTCCTCCGCGTTTTGTGCCTAAATTTACAGCTGCTTCAAAAATTGATCCCTCAGTTCCTGCTGGGAAAAGATTAACTCCAGCTTTTCTATTATTAGATGCAAGTAAAGATTTAAATTTTGGATCTGGACTTAATGGGCCAAAAATATCATTTGCAAGTTGAGCAAGTGGATCAACAAATAATTTATTAATTGCTGTAGAAAAAGAATTTTTATCTTGAATTTCGCTATTTTTTAAATCTTCAAGAGTTCTAGCTTGTATTCCTTCAAATTTTACAGATCTTGGATCTTTTGTATAGCCTAATGTACTAAATGCAGTTTGAGCATCTATAGATCCTCTTCTTCCACCAACTCCAACTATTCCAAACTCACTCGCAGGTACAACAACTACTTCGCCTTGGCTAGTTTTTGCTCCAGACATTTTACCACTTTTAATTGCATCAATTTCTTTTTGAACTTCTGGAGTTATTTTATAACCTCTAGATTTTATAAAAGCATCTATATTTTGTCCCTTAGCTTCAGTAAATAAACTTTGTGCAATTTGTAAACTATTTTTAGCAAAATTAGGTATAAATCCACTACTAGCATATGGATTAAATCCATGAATAGAAGAGAATTGATTTTGGTAATTTTTTCCAGCTTTGCTTTGTGATGGAGGCATAATTGCTGGTTGAGATAATCCTGGAAATTTTTTAACAGTTTCTGCTGAATTATAAACAGTTTTTCCTACGCCAGAGATATTCATTTCTTTTATTTTTCCTGGTTTGTATCCACCAGATAATGCACCAGAAATTTCTGACATAGCATATGATGGTATAAATCCAGAGTTTGCCGTGGTAACTTGTCCACCTTTTACAGAAACTCCTCTTCTTACTAATCCACCTGTGATAGTAGATGATAAACTAGAAGCTTGTGCTCTTATGGCGTTTTGTTCTTTTAATATTTGTAATATTTTATTTTCTACGCTCAAAACTCCAATTTGTTTGCTTGCAATTGCTGCTAATAAAGTTGGTTCCTGGGTTAAGACTTGATTAATTTTATTTTGTAATTGTAATCTGCTGTCTGCTGCTTGATTTATTCCTAATAAAGTTTTAACAGAAGCTGCTGCGAATTGTCCTAAGTTTAGCAATAATTTTCCTAGAACTGCTGTAATTAAAACTACTCCTGGTCCAGAGATGAAAGAAGAAATTCCATTCAATATTCCTTGTCCAATTTTAGATCCAACACTCTCAGTATCTTGATTGTTAATCATCTCTAAAAGACCATTAACATTTTTTAGTGTTCCTTCTATCGCTGGTTGAAATGCTCCTGCTCCAACAGTTGCGCCTAATTGAGCTACATTATTTATAGTTCTATTAAATAAAGCGGCTAATGTTTCATTTAATGCTTGATTTCTTTTAAGAGCCTGATCTGTTGCAGATGTAGCGGTATTTAAAGCATTTTGATAAATTGAATATTCTTTACCTAAATCTCCCAATGCTGCTTTCAAAATATTTATTTGGAAAACTCCACCAACAGTTTCTGCTACTTGAGATTTTTGTGCATCAGATAAAGTATCAAATGTTGTACTTAATTGTTTTAAAATTTGTATTGCTGGTAAAGTATTACCTTCTAAATCTCTTACTCCAATTCCTAAAGCTTGTAATTGAGATAATACTTCTGGTCTTTCTATTCTCGTAAAGATAGTTTTAAGTGAATTACCTATTACAGCTCCACCTCTAGCAGTAGTTTGTTGAACGCTTGTAACGACAGCTAATAATTCATCAAATCCAACTCCTGCGTCTTGAGCAGAAGTTCCTACTCGTTTGATGGCTTCAGCCAAATCAGCAGAACTAACTGCGAAAGATGAGTCAACATTAGCTAATTTATTAACAATAGTTGTAGAATCTAGCGCTGTTTTATTAAAACTGTTTATTGTAGCCGTTAAAGCTTCAACGCTACTAATGGTATCTAATCCACTTAATCTAGTAAGAATAAGAGCATCTCTTGTTCTTTTTAAAGTCTCTTCTACTCCTAAACCTTGACGAGCTAATTCTGTAGCTGCTGCAGCTACTTCATTAAACCCTTGTCCAGTGCTTTTAGCTATATCAAATAAATCGGCTCCAAATTTAGCTAGACCGCTAGTTGTTGTATTTAAAATAACATTAATATCAGTTAATGATTTTTGTACATTAACTGTAGTTTTAATTAATTCTACAAAAGCTTTTTCTACAGTATATATTAATCCTGCACTAGCGCCGAATGCAATAACACGAGCATTTGATGCATCTAATGATTTTTGGAATTCATTTGCTGCACCAGTGATTCTACCAAGAGGTTGAGTAAAGGCCTTTTCATTCAATCCTTTGAATTTAAAATCTCTCGATAAGGCGCTCTGAATATCTCTTTCGAGTTGCCTTGTATCTGCACCTACTGAAATTGTAGCGGAAGTCCTAGCCATGCCTTATTCCTTTACTACAATATATTACACAAATATTAACTATTATAGTATATTATATCCCATGTAATTTCATTAAATCTTGCATACTTAAATTTCCACCACGTTTCTTAGCCTCTTCTATTAAACTTATTCCACCTTCTTGCTTTACCCCTGCTTTTTCAAGGTCTTCTTTTGAAGCGCCAACGATTGATGTGGCCATTACTCCATCGTTTTTAGATACATTTTTAGATGTTTTATCTAATAATTCTTCTATATTTTTAGCACTTTCCAACCATTCAATTAGCTTATCTGGATCTTCAAAATATTCATCTGGTGGTTTATTCTTAGCATTTTCAAGTTGATTTTTGAAATATCTTGCATATCCATATATATCAATTTGATATAAAGTTAAATATATTACTGGCTTACCAAATAAATTATAAATATTATCTCCACCTAAATTAAATAAACTTAAGAAAGTAGGAGAAAGGGCTATTTTTCGTAAATTTAATTCAGAAAAATTATCAGTTACTATATTATATATACCGATAATATCAGAAATATCTGTATTTTCTAAATCTTCAAATTCTTCATTGGAAAAAAAGCTTCCATTTAAGTCTTTATCTTTAAATAAAGATATAAACATGCAATATTCATTTATTTTTTTATTAGCATAGTCTTCTGCGGTAAATCCAATTAGATCTTTCTTTTCAGCTTTTAATTTTAATAAATTTAATTCATTTTGATTTATTTGATTATTTATATTTTTTAAATCTTCGTTTTTGAACATTTTAGACTTGTTCTTTTTTAGAGTTTTAATATATGTCGTTATAGACTGTATTTCTTTATTACGGTCTTCAGACCATAAATTTTCTTTTAATATATACTTTTCTTGCTCTTCTAACGAGGGAAGTTTTTGATTAATTGCTTTTTGGTAGATTTCTTCTTTTTTTAAGTTTATATTACCGATGCTTAAGTTATCAAAATGTTTTATATAAACTGGTTGTTTTTTATAATACGCTTTTGAATAACCATTTAAAATATCTGTTAATGTATTTGTATTCTTAAGCACCGTTTTCTTTATTTTCTATTTCAAATAGTTTTTCAAATTCTTCTACAGTAGAGGCTCTTCCCATATACCAAAAACTAACAAAAAGAACTAATTTTTTAATTAATTTTTCAAAAAAACTATCAGTCATTTCTTCTAATTTGTCATATACCATAATTCTATCTTCAAAAGATCCTTCTCCGAATATAGGAACTAGATTTCCATTTTCGTCTTCTTGATGACTCAAATTCAATACCCACCACATGATAGTCTTATTTCTAGCTCTATTTTCTGCTGTTTGATCAAATAAACTAGCTTGTGCAAATTCATAATCTTGAATTTTTTCTCTTATTTCGGTAATTTGTTTTATTAAAACTTTGTATTCAGCATTTTCTTCTTCAGAACGATCCTTTTCTTCTTTTAAAGAAATCTTTTGAAAATCATTTTGAAGTTCAAATATTTTTATATAGAGTTTTGTGTATTCTTCTTTATCAATTTCACTAAATACTCCACCATCATTAGTAAATCTCTTTGATAAAAGTGCTCTAGTTAATAATCCAGCTTTAATACCTTCAGATAATCTAACGCCATAAAATAATTCAGCTTCATCAAATAACAGTCTTGTTGGTTTTTTAATAACAATTTTTTGAGGTATTTGTTTTTTTACAGTTTTTGTAACTGATATTTCTTCACCACTTTCATTCTTTTCACTTATAGTTTCTTTAAGTTCTATTTCTTTATTTAATGTGAATTCGTATAATTTTTTCATATAGTTTCCTTATTTTCTATTTTTTCTAAAAAACTTTTAATCTTTTTATAACTAGCAGGACCACCTATAGTTTTAATAAACTTGTTCTTTTTGTTTTCATCCCAGCATTGATAATTTTTAACAAAATTGGGATTTGAGAATATTTTTAATGTAGGATTTAAAATACCAAAATCATTTTTTAATGATCTTTGTATTGATTGAAGATTCAAATTACTTTCAATAATTTGTTCTGCAGAGAAAACAAAGCTTAATTTTGTGGATTTCATTTTAATGTAATATTTAATTTGCTGAAATTTTCTTCTAGTTCTCTTACTGCATCGTTAGCATTATCAAGCACTCTTTTTCTGATCTTTTGATAAGCTTCATCACTTATATTATATCCAGAATCCGATAAATCTTCAAGAATAAAAAAGAAATTCTTATATATACTTGTAATTTTCCTCTTTATCTGAAAAAGAGTCATGTCTTTAATAGCCTTATCTGAATCCATAAAATTCCTTTGTATCACCTTTTACCTACTAGCATTTACACAAAAAAATAACCCCCGAGAACGGGGGTTATTTTAATTTAATAATTTAATTATTTATTAATATATGCCACTAATAAACAATCCATTAACTGTATCTTGTGGTCCACCAACTTGTGAACTAAAGTTCAATGTAACGGATTTGTTTGAGCCGATATCAGAACTAAATTCTTGACTATCTAATTTAGCTCTTCTTAAATCAAATTGAGCGACTGTTACGGTTGAATCTAGTGGACTTTTGATAGTAATAATTGGATTATAGAATGTTGTACTATCATTTACTACTAGACTTTGTAATGTTCCAGTTGAGATATCTGTTACTTGTGCGTCTACGCTCAAATTAACAGTAAGTGGGAAGTCGATTTCACGAGCAAATGCGAATTTACTTCCTAATCTTTCAATTGGAGTACGAGCCAAGTCAAAGTTTAATGTGTAGCTTTGAATGTTAAATGTTGAACTATCTGCTCCTGGAGTTGTTGGTAAGCTTAGAGTAATATCTCCTGGGCGAAGAGCACTAATTCCAGTTGCGTTTGCTGCAGTAGCGGTATTCTGAGTAGCAACATCTAGAGCATAAAACGTACCAGTAATAGCTGTTCCAAGACTAGGATTGATAGCTGGAATATAATTTCCAGTTGTTCCTTGTTGGAAAGTCATATTTAAACCTTCAACATTAATTGTTGTGGTTGGGAAATTACCAACACTAGCTTCGGTTGAGTAAGAAGTCATGAAGCCGTTTCCAATTCCAATTACTCCGATAGTTGAACCTGTAGCTGTATTTCCAACTGCATCTGTTCCTTCTGGAGTTGTTTTGATAAAATAATTTTTCTCGTCTTGAGTCTTATTTAAAATTCCAGATATAGCAGAAACTGCTGCTGTTGAACCAGTTGTTGATACGGTGAGTCCTAAATCGTTTTCATTAGATAAATTAGCTAGGATGTAACTAAAATCAAGAGCTACAGTTGGTGATGTTAAAATAACACGATCAATTGCTGCCAATTGACCAAATTGATTAACATCTGTGCGGTCTACTGTAAAGCTATAATTAGCTGTTTGTACTCTTTGAAGTTGTTGAACTAGGTTATTTCCACTATTTCCTGAACTAAAGTGGTTTCCTGTTGCTGGGGAAGGTCCAACGTAAAGAGCTTCTGATTGATAAATTATACGATTTCTTGCCATATTATTGTTTCTCCATTTTCTGTTATTACACCTATTTTTTAACTTTTTTTCTAATTTTTATTGATTTGGATATCTATTTTTACCTAGTTCAAAATCAACAAAAGCTGAATATACGTTACGATTTAGGCTGTTTGTAGCATTTAATAATTTAGTATCAGTTTTAGTAACATTAACTTCGTTAATATATACATATTCACTATCTACTACTTTATTTTTTATTAAATTAATATAGTTAAATGAACTACCAGTTACAGACCCTAGGGAATTAAAGGGCATTTCATCTGGATATATTAATGGTATTAATTGACGACTTGTATCTCTCATTATGCTTGTAACAGCGTCTAAAGCAAATACGCTATCTGCTAATATTACTGCTCTTACAAAACTAATAGTTTGATCAAAGCCACCGAAAGCTAAAGGTTTATTTTTACCACCCTGATATTTTAAATATATAACAGGATAAGTTTCTGCTCCTATAGGTAAGCCTGTAGGATTTTGATATGTTTTAGGATTTATTTGATATTGTGTTTCAAATAATAAACTTTCTTCAGTTTTACTAGTTAAATACATATTAAAATCTTTAACAGCATAATTTCCACTTAAAGCTGTTGTAGGATTAGATATTGGTGAAGTAAAATATAATTGACCATTTGCAGCATCAATTCCACTTAATGTTCCTTGGCCTGGAACAGTGAAAACCCCACTTACATAAACTCCACTTATAATATTTGCGCCAGTTATTGAACTATCAATTACCATTTGTTTAAATGGTGCACCATAAGTATAATATCCATAATACATATTAGGAAGCGGATAAAATGTACTTTGATAATTTGAATAAGCTTCACCTTTTGTCATTATTTTATTATCTAACCAAAGTAAGATGCTGGTCATTATAATATTATCAAATTGTGGTAACATATTATTTTAAACTCCTTATAAAATTTTGATATAATTCAGACATATATTTTACTGGTTTATAGGTTATACTTCTAACTTTATTTTTTGATTGAATACCTTTTCCAGACCTACTATTTGGAAATAATAATCCATAAACATAATATCCAAATCCAGGAATACCATCTTCTACTCCTTTAACCCAGCTTCTACCACCTTCAAAAGGTAGTGGAGTTTTAGTTTTAATTTCGTCTGGAGATGGAGTAAAAACATTAAATTTTAATTGAAGATTTTTAGTATCAAATGTTGATTTTTTATCTAAAAAAGTATTTTGTTTTACCAAATCTTTTAGATCATCTATAGGTTTAGATTCCGCTTCAAAACCAATGAATGCAAATAAATTCTCTACGCCATTTAAAGTGCGACTTAAATTTTCTCCTTCTGGACCTTGAGAAAGTTCTTGAGAAACTGGATGTTGATCGATTTGTTCAATATAATCATTAAGATTTTCATTTAAAATTTCTTTAGCTAAATTTGTAGCTTCTTTTTTAAGAGAAGATTGGTATGCTTCACTTAGTTCTGATTTAATTTGATTAAAATTAATTTTAGTTGCCATTATTTTGTTTGTTCTAATCCATAAACATAATACGAATTAGTTAAATACCTTTTAATTGTATCTTCTGTTATTACGTTCCATGTTTTTCCGTCAAATTCAAGTTTGATAGTTTTGCCGTTATTCATAAAATCTCTTGCATCTTGTCTAACTTTTAAAGTAACATCGCCACGAGCAAATACTAATTTTAAATCACTATTTACAGCATCAACATCTCTTGAATTATTATAATATATTCTTCCATTAAAAATTCCAGTAACAGGTTGATATGTATAATTTATAGCATCTGAGGCTTGGCCGTATCCATACATTGGGGCGCTTTGTAGTTGTTGAATAATTTTTATTGGTTCTTTATGAACCACGAAAGGCCTTGAGAAATAAGTAAAAAAATTATCGTATTCTTGAGCAAACCCAGAAACTGTTGAAGAATCTATATAGCTCATAATTATTATCCATTGTAACTAGTTCTTATATTATATAATGCATCTCTATAGAAATAATCATAACTTCCAGGAATTGTATCGTCTCCAGCTACTTGTAATGGGGTAGCGCCATTGTTCTTATAATCTGTACTTAGTTGTTTTAATTCGGTATATTCTTGTTGTCTTATATTATAAAAATTTCTTAAAACTTCGTTTTTATTTAATTTTTGAACACTAGCAATATCATCTTTGATTACAGTATAATCATTAATCGCTAAACTTCCAGTACTTTTAATTTTAAGATCAAAAAAGTATATAGAATACATTTTCTTAAAAATATACTTTTCAACATCAGAAAGATTAGGAGAAATTTCATATGTTTGGTCATTTATAGAAAAAGATGTATTTAGCATATTATTCAAACCACCTATATTTCTTCTTACCCACGCAGCTATAACTGCTATGCTAAAATCAGAAGGTTCACCCATTTCTTCGTATATTTCCTGTGCAATAGATGTAACTGTATTTATTATCATATAATACAAATTACACCTTAGAATATTTTTTTTATCTATTAATAATATACTGGAATAAATCCACCTGGAGTCCAGTTGTAACCATCTAATGGAGTATTTATATTTATATATCTCATTCTTTTGCTACTAACTACGGGTTCAAGACTTGGTATATTTTCTATTGTGACTTGAGGTAATGAATTAATTGATCTTAAGCTAGAAACTAAAGCTGGATTAGTATCGGTCCAATTTCCAGAACTATACCAATTAGCTAATGGAATTGTATCAGGAGCAATTGCTTGTCCTGAGTGATAGTTATTTAGTAGTAATATTTTATATTGACTTGGAAGTTGACCAACTGCTCCTGTATAGAGCGTCCAAATTCCTCTGTTATCATGAGTATTTTTTACTGCATTGTAAGATATAACAGAAAAATTATCGCCTTGATATCTTGCATAAAAATAATAATATGGACTATTTTCAGTATTATTCTGAGAAATAGCAGATGCTCTAAAAAATTCAGCTTCTCCAGAACTACCATAAGCATAAGTTGGTAATGGAAGAGATGCTAATCTATTCGTTGCTTTTTGAAATCCATAATCCATTCCAACATTTTGTAAAAGTCCAACGTATAAATCATATGTTCCAGTTACTATTGTTCTTCCATAAGCTCCTCTTCCAATTGTGTTAGGGACTTGAATTGTTGAAGGTATTTTAATTGGGCAATATAATTCTTCATTTTCAGTATTAGAAGTTATGACTTCTTTATTTAAAGAATAAATAAGTTCTCCATTTAACCCAGTTCTTTCAAGTGTTGTTGTTGAAAAATGCCAAGATTGATTTGTAATATAGCCTAATGCTTTTTGATTATCTATATTCGCTAAATTAAATGGTTCACTTGTTGATCCAGTAAATATAGTTGATCCACTTAAATATATACTGTTTGCTCTTAAACTTTTAGATCCTAAATTTAAACCACTTGAATTAAACGTAAAATTATTTGATCCTAAATTAACTTTTAATGTATTTGATTCATTATTAAATATGTTTCCATTACCTAAAGCTACATTATTAGAGCTATTTGTAAATGTATTTGATAATCCTAAAGCAGAATTATTATTTGACAAACTTCCAGTTGATAAATTACTGTTTCCAACAATAACAGAACTATTAGTATTAAAAAGTTTATTATTATTTCCTATAGAAATATTTGAAATATTATTTCCAGTTCCATAAATATTTGTAAAGTTTCCTAATACTAAATTATTTGAACCAGATGAAAAATTAGTATCCCCAATTAAAATAGAATTTGCGCCAGTTGAATTTCGTGCTAGTACTGATGTACTATTATTTCCAACTAATATTGAACGATTAATATAATTATAACTATTATTACCAACTAAAACATTTTGTTGTAAAATTGAGTTTGAATCTGGAATTATATTAGTTCCATCTAATGTATAATTACCATTTCCAAGAGTATTCGAATTTCCAACGAGTACAGAATTATTTGTATTAAAGAATGTATTTAAATTACCTAAAGAAATAGATGTATTTAAAGTTTTATTTATATTACTATTTCCTACAATAGTAACCCCACTTATAGATCTGTTTGAAATATTATTTCCAAGTGAATTGACATTTGAAGAAACTGCCATTTCATTATCTTGTCCAATATTATTGATTGATTTTAATCCGCTAGCAAAATAATTATTCGTACCAAAAGAATTGATATCAGCAATAGTATTTTTTGCATCTACTAATGCATTTGTATTTCCAGCAACATTTATATTGTTAAAATTATTAGAAAAAATTGTATTTCCTTTACCAATTAGATTAACATTAGAGCCAGTGCTATTCCTCATTAATTGTCCAACTCTATCTTGATTTATACTGTTATCTCTACCTACTATCATACTAGTTTCTATAGATGTTACTCCAGTACTTACTGTATTAGTTGCTCCTAAATAAATTGAAGAGTTTGAGTTATTGAGAGTTGTAGCGTTTCCAATTACTATGTTGCCAGTAGATGAATTTATTATTGAATCTGATCCTACCAATAAAAGATCAGATCCAGTGCTTATTACTGAAGAATTGCCAAGTAGAACTATTTTATCACTATTAAAAATAGTATTTAAATTACCATTAACTATTGAATAAATTGATGGACTATTTATATTTCCACTGTTAAATAATGCATTACTTGCGCCAAAAACATAATTGTTTTGTTGATATAAACCACCTACTCCAGTATAATCAGAGTCTATATAATTAAATTGTCCAATTGAAACATTTGGCCCTGCAAATGTACCATTTGCTATTGCTCCAGTAGGACTACTAGATCTAATTTCAATTCCAACAGGATAGAGTGCGTTTTCAATTTTAATGTAAGCTTCTTGATTGTCTGATCTAAATAATAAATTTCCATTGATATTTACTTTTTCCGCAGTTACTCCTTGATCTATTCTTCCAAAATTTATATAATCATCATAACCTACAGCAAATGTTCCACTATTATATAATTTATTTATTTTACCATTTAAATCTAACGGTAGAATTTGAGCTTTAAAAAAACAAGTACTAGGGAAAACTGCTCGATTTATACTCAACCCAGTAGAATTAACTTGAAGTCCTTCAAATCCAGTATATCTTGAAAATGATCCAGTTTGAGTTCTGCCAGTCATTAATAACCAGTATTGGTTTTGATAATGATACTTTAAATCGTTTATATTATTAAAGACTAGCCCTACATTAAGTCCAGTTCCATAAGCAACTCTTAAAGTGTCGCCACTTGGTATGAAAAAAATATCATCATATAGCCCAGTTCTTACAGAAGATGGAGTTACTATGCTTGAAGTATATAAATTTGGAACTATTCCTGTACCTTGAAAAATTTCAAAGACCCCCGAATTTAATCGTAAATTACCCTGTAAATTGCTAATAGTTGGCATATATAATTATATACACAAATTACACCAAATTTTTAATTAATAAATCTTTATTATAGATCTTGTTGATATCTATATCGCATTGATGAGGTAAACCTACGAATTCTTTCTCTATTTAAAAAAACTTCTGGATATGGACATATTACTATTAATTTTCTATCTGGATAATTTTTATTTATATTCTCTACTACAGCAGTAGCTGCGATATGCTTACCTATTCCACCCTGCAAGAAAAATATTACAGTTTTCACTTATGATATTATAAAGTTAATATAATTAAATTTCAAAATTAAATGAGTAGTTAAATTACACTGGGATTTCTATCTCTTGATTTTTGTTGTAACTGCCTATTTTATTTAATTTTTTGATATCTAATTGAGAGGCTAGTTGCTGTAAATCTGGTATATTAATTGCATCTGTTATAAAATCATAATCACTATATTTAACTTTTATATTAAATTTAGAAGCAAGTTCGTCTGCTTCAGCGTCTTGTCTCCATTTTCCAGTAACTCTTGAGCCAGTTGCTATTAGTTTAAAATTTTGATCTGGATTGAGTTTTTTAAGTTCTGAAGCTATTGTAAGATATATATTTTTAGTTTGGTCATCAAATTCTTCGAATTTTGTAATTTTAGGCTTATTATATTTTCTAGATTCTTTGATTGCTTCTAAAGAGTTAACGAAAGCTTGAACTTCTGGTGATTGATCTTTCATTTCAATCAATTCTTTTAAAGTATAATTTTTACCTATTTCTATCATAAATTAACCCCATCCAATAAAACCACCGATTGAATCAAAATAAGATGTATAACCATTCCAAGATGGATTAATGAAATCAACCGTTTCTATCATACTAGGTGTTTGATCAGTAATATCGTATGGATAATTAATATAAAAAGTCCAAGGAATAGCTCTCTCTTCTACAGCATTTCCATCATACTCCATATATACATAACTATAAATTGTTAATATCATTTTTCTGCCAATTGAACTTTTTAAAACCACTCCCACTTGTCCTCCAGGATAAAATGTAAAATCATTGATTTTATAAATATTTTTAAGATAAGAATTAAGTTGATCTATACATCCAACTGGTCCAAATCCGTATCCATCATTTCTATAATAAGCATACTGTAAAAAATCATCTTGAGTAAAAATATAATTATATTGATTATTTACAATAACTTTATTATCAACTTTTAAATAATATAAATATACATCTGAATAAAAATAAGCAAGAGCTGGATCATCGCCATAAGAACCCATATTATATCCATAGTTAAAACTATAACCATATGAAGAACGAAATTTTTTTTCTATTCCGTAAGAAGATCTTGTGCCAGCATTAACAGATGGCAGTACTATCATAATGTTGTATTTCCATACATTATATATCCATTACTTCCTGTATGTAATATTGAAGCTGTTGCAAATTGACCCGCAGTTCTATATTGATTATTAAATGAATCAATTCTAATTCCAATTCCAGAACCTGTGATTTGAATTTGTCCTATGCCAACTTGCATTACCGTTATATTAAAACCAAGAGCATTACCGCTAACTATTCGTCCTATTACTTCAGTTGCTGAATTTACCATAATCATTCTACTGTTGTAATTCCCAGAGATATTAAAATTAGCTGAGAGATTAATTATCTGAGGAGTTGCGTTAATTAAATTAGAATTATTTAAATCTATTCCAGAGGTAAAAATTCCAGAATTGGCAAAAGTTTTAACTCCACTTATATTTTGATTATTTAGTGTGTTAACATATCTAATATCTGCATCAGTTTGATTGATGTAAATTGGATTGTTTAGTTGCATATAGGTATATTACACTTTGTTTATGGTAGAGCTAAACCTTCGCCTACTGTTCTTTTTATTAAATTATTAAGATCTGTGTGCTCTCCATCAGATAAGGTTTTATAAAAAGCGCCAAAAAAGTGAAGTTTAGTATCACTTGGATAATACCATCCTCCTAATTTAAGTCTACTTGGTCCAGGGTAAGGTCCAGATGGAAGATAAACTGGAAGAGTCATAGCAGATGTTGCTGTTGTTGTTACTAGATTTCCATTTTTATAAACCTTAAGAAATCCATTAGTTGTTGCAGAGTCATAGTAAGCTGTATATGATACGCTGTTAAATCCCATACCAGCTTTAACTTGAGCATTCGTTGATGTGTCATATATATTTCCATAAGCAATTTCTGTGCTACTATACAATGCATCAACCCAAAGTCTCATTGCTCTCTGACCATCTTCTTCCGTACTTTGCGTAGCAAAATAAACTGCTTGATTTCTACCAATTCCTTTTCCAATAGCAAAATAAGATATATTCCCTGTATAAACTTGAAGAGGTGGACATACAACTGTTGAGGTATCACCATTTCCAAAAGTGTAAAAATTCATTCCATTTGTAGACCATTCAATATTATTATATCCATTTGATGTTATAAGAAAGGTTCCATCATTGTTAGGTTTTAAACCATATACTGTTGTGCCAGCTCCTGCATTTTGATTGGAAGATAATAAAAATATATTAGCGGCCAGATCCCAAAGCTTCATTTTCTTTAAACCAATAACAAATTGATTAACTTGTCTCATACCAACTGGAGTTAATCCTTGATTTCCACCAGCTATTATTCTTGCATTATAAGCAAGAACATCAGCATCAATTCCATATGTTCTATTAGTTATCATGGTAAAGCTAATCCTTTGGCTATGGTATCTTTTGCTATAGAATATGTACTGCTCCAGTCGCTATCTATATTTGGTGCAAATAAAAATATTGCAGAATAAGTTGTATTAATATTATTATTAGCTGAATAACTCGTTCCATCGAATCTTCCAGGTGCATACATTTTATTTTTAACAGCATATCTTGGTCCATAAGCAGATGGAGAAACAAGATTAGTTGAAATTATTCCATTACCTCTTCTGTATCTGCCAAAATTTTCTTCAAGACTCCAAGATACATTTATGCCTTGAAAAGTTTTACTATTTGTACCATAACTAAGATCCGCGCTTGTACCAACTATATTATTCGCGTTAACAAAATAATTATAATTAGCCATATAAATTCTAATTGTAGTTGTTGTTCTATAAGTTATACAAACGCTATCATAGAAATAATTAGCATTATTTTGAAACATTAAAATTGGAAACCCTAAATTACTAGTAACATTTGA